GATACAAGATGGAACAGGTTCAAGAACTCTATCATTTAATGCTGTATATGAATTTGCCTCAGATACAGCCCCAACATTAACAACAACAGCTAATCTAGGTGATGTATTTGTATTTAGATATAATGGATCTAAGTGGATTGAAGTTGGTAGAAATCAAGCATTAACATTATCATAGGAGAATTATGCACGCATTAGTAGAATCAGGATTTATCACAAAAATATTTAGTAATCCTAAAGGATTTATATTAAATGATATTCAATACCCACAAGATATCTTTTACAAATGGACTAAGGATGAGAAAGAAGCTATAGGTATCTATGAAGTAATAACTGATTCATCAAATTTTAAAGATCATGGGGAAATGCTACACCAAAAAGATTAGAAGATGAAAACGCAGTAGATGAAAATGGTGATCCTATATTAGATGATGATGGAAAACAAATAATTAACTATGGTTTAAAAACAGAAAAAAAAAGAATTATTAAAGATCAAGCATCAGGATTATTAGCACCTACTGATTGGTATGTGGTAAAAGCAACAGAGGTTGCAGATTATAATGTCCCTGAAAACATTACAACATTTAGAGCAGATGTTAGAAGTAAATCAAATGAGATGGAAACTCAAATAGATGCTTGTACTAATGTTGATGAACTCAAAGCATTATACGAATACACAGAACAAGAAGATGGGACAATTACAAGACCTCTAGCAGAATTTCCAGTATTAGAGAGTTAATGCCAATAAACAGTTTTTTATATCCAGGTGCTAAAGTTACAACAGGGTATGATGTAGCTAACTCATGTAGGTTTGACGATGGTAGTAGTTCTTACCTACACAAGACACCCAGTAGTGGTGGAAATAGAAGAACATTTACTTTTTCAACTTGGTTTAAAAGAGGAACTGGTTTTGGTAACGAACAGGCAATATTTACTGGTGGAAATGATGCAAATGCACAAGGTTTTTTTACTATTTATTTCACCACTAATGATAGAATAGATGCACATTTTTGGAATGGTAGTTCTTTTGATAGCGTCACACCAAATGGAGTTTTGAGAGATTCTTCGGCTTGGACTCATATAGTTGTCGGAGTTGACACGACACAAAGTACAGCTGCTAATAGAATAAAATGGTATATTAATGGCACAGAACAAACTTCCCTATATAGCACAGATTATCCAGATCAAAATCACGAGTTTAATGTTAATCATACTGCTATAATGCAAGTTGGAGTTAGAAGAAATGGATCGGCTGCTTTAGCTGGATATTATGATGGATATTTAGCAGAAACAGTTTTAATTGATGGCACACAACTAGATGCAACATCATTCGGAGAGTTTGATAGTGATAGTCCTAATATATGGAAGCCAATAGATGTATCTGGTTTAACATTTGGTACAAATGGTTTTTATTTAGATTATGAAGATAGTAGTAATCTTGGAAATGATGTTAATGGTGGAACAGATTTAACAGCAGTTAATCTTGCTGCAACAGATCAATCTACAGATACTTGCACAAATAATTTCGCAACAT